GAGGCAAGGGTGTACTCTATATACCAACAGGCGAGGTTGCCGGGTTCAAGATGTCACCACGCGACTCGTACGACGTGGCTTCTGCAGGCTTTCGTACGGACAAGGATACACTCGACGTACGCTCGTCGGAGTTGTCGGGTGACGCACACGAATTTGTAAACGGATACGTCCGCTTCAACGCCCTGCGTACGTACCTCAATACTTTCGTAGAAGGGATCAAGAACAATGTGGACGGACAGGGCTTCATCCATCCGGAGTTTATGCAGTGTGTTACGGCGACGGGTAGGCTTTCGTCTCGCAATCCGAATTTCCAAAACATGCCACGCGGTTCGACATTCGCAATACGTAAGGTCGTCGAGAGTCGCTTCAGTGATGGTTACATTCTTGAAGGGGACTACTCGCAGCTAGAGTTTCGGGTTGCCGGATTCCTCGCCAAAGACGCACAGGCGTACATAGATGTGAAGGACGGAACTGACGTACACAACTACACGGCGTCGGTTATTGGCTGCACACGACAAGAGGCGAAGGCACACACCTTCAAACCTCTCTACGGGGGCACAACCGGCACAGAGGCTCAACAACGCTACTACAGAGCCTTCAAGCAAAAGTACGAGGGGGTAACCCAGTGGCACGATGACCTGCAGCGTATGGCCGTTGAGCGACGAGTAATCACACTTCCGTCCGGACGCGAGTACGCTTTTCCTGATGCACGATGGACGAAGTACGGTACGGCCACACATCGCACGTCGATTTGTAACTACCCTGTGCAGGGGTTCGCTACAGCCGACCTCTTGCCTATCGCTCTCGTCGCCTTAGAGAAGGTGGTACGTGACTCCGGGATACGAAGTGTAATCTGCAATACCGTACACGACTCTATCGTTATGGACGTACACCCGGACGAAAAAAATATTTGTATAGACATGATGAAACACGCTATGCTGAGTTTACCTTTTGAAACTGTTCGACGTTATGGTGTCACGTACGACATGCCCGTCGGGATAGAAATCAAAGCAGGTAAAAATTGGCTTGACTTACATGAAGTAGAACTGTAAGATGGCCGTTACTGACTATCCAATTGTCAAGGAGTAAAGGATATGGATGGGACACAAATCCAAGAAATGAACAACGAGATGGACGCTCTCGTTGCTGCGTTGCAGACTGATAATACTGAGGAGCTAAAGCGGCTCACTGGTCAAGGGGAAGGCGGCGGTGATCGCGTCGGACTTCCGCGTCTCGGCATTAACTACGACCAAGAAAATGACGACGGCAATCCGCTCACTCGGGGTCACTGGAAGATTTTTGTTGACGGTGAATTCTTGTACGCACCGGAAGTGAAGATTCAGAGCTTGATGCGTATGTACGAGTATTCCATGTGGGATGCCGAAGCTAACGAAGGTCGTGGTGGCTTTTCGTGTAAGTCTGTGCAGAAGCCGTCCTTTGGGGGTACGTTCCCCGACACAGAGGGTGGCAACAAGTGTGGTCGTCTCACTCGTGACGAGGAAGAGAAGTTGAGCGATCAAGACCCGGCTTACCTCAAGAGTCGTGCCGTGATCTGCAATCAGGTCATCTACGGCACGATTAGCGGTACGTTCAAGAACGGTGCAGGTAATGAGGTAAAGATCGACAAGAAGCCTATGATCGCTTACTTCAAAAAGTCGGGCTTCAAGCCGATTTCCGATTTCATCAGTGGTCTCGGTCGTCAGAATAAAGTGATGGCCCACTGTGAGATTACTCTTCGCACTCACAAGAACAAGAAGGGCAGCGTGACGTACTGGACTCCAGTGCCTACCCTGTCTGGTACTGTGGGCTTGTCAGAAGATGACAAGCATCTTGTGGTCAAGTTCGATCAGACAATTCGTGGACACAACGATTCTGTGTTACGTGAATTCAAAGAGGCGCAGAAGCTCCTGCTGTCAGAGGATGACTCTGACTTGGCATCAGACTTTGCGAATGCTTCTTAGTATCCAAGACTATATGAGTCGGGCGATTCGGGGGGACACACAAGTCTCCCCGAAAAACCTCGAACTATTTGTTAAAGAATCTCGTGAGGCTATCGAAAAACAATTCGGTGGTCGTAAGCGGGAGTATCGCATTCGTATGTCCGGCTTGGGCAAGCCCTTGTGTCAACAGGTCTTGGATAAGCACGGCGTAGAAGAATCGATGCAGTATAACAGCATCGCACGTTTTGCGTTTGGGGACTTGACAGAGGCATTGCTTATGCTCGTCATGCGCGAGGCCGGTATCGATATCGTTGACTTTCAAAAAGAAGTTGTTTTAGAGATTGAGGGCGTCACCGTGAAGGGTACGCTCGACGTTATTATACGGGGCGACGACGGCAAGGAACGTGTGTGGGACATCAAGTCTGCAAGCGACTGGGCGTACAAGCATAAGTTCACTGGTGCTGGCGGCTACGAACACATCAAGGACGATGATCCGTTTGGGTACGTTATGCAAGGTCACTTGTACGGTGCCGCCACGGGCTTGGACTTTGGTGGCTGGATTGTCATCAACAAGTCGAGTGGTGAAGTTGCTATCGTCGAGGCGTACGACTGGACAGGCGATGATCGTGTGACGTATATGCTCGAAGCTGCTAATCGTGTTAACTTCCTTGCTGACCCCGACGTGAAGCCGTTCAAGCCATACCCTGACGAATACGAAACGTACAAGCGAAAGGGCGAGGTACTCCGCACCGGCAACAAAGTCTTGCCGAAAGAGTGTGGCCTCTGCGGCTTTCGTGGTCACTGCTGGCCTGACGCTATACTCCACGAGCGGGTAACGTCACAAGCCAAGTCTCCTCCGAAGGTGTGGTACACACGGCTCAAGACAAAGGAGCTATGATGTGCCCTACGTTTTCATTCGGGACTACGATCTCGAACTCTTAGAACTCAACAAAGATATGCACCACGTGTACATAGAGTCACACGGGGGTGTGGGCGGTGAACGTAAGACCGTCTTTCTCAGGCAGCACGAACGTGGCTTGCCTCTTACATTGCGTAATAATTTTAGTGACTTAGGTGCGCTGTCCTCCGAGTCGGAGAAGCGTGACATCACAACCGTCGAGGCCGAGATCGGAAAGATTAGTCGCCTTGCAAACTCCGGAGCTAATGTATGCGTCCCACTGACTCGCTTGACAAACGAATTCTCGCCTTTGGAACGTCTGTCCCCAAAACTAGCAGGGTATCTTCTAAAAAGGCTAGCGTCCGTCGGAATGCGTCTATGAAGCAAAGTTCGGCTATGAAGGCCGGATTCCGCTCGACATTTGAACTCAACCTAGCCCGTTCTCTTTCTAAAAAAGGTGTAGGCTACGAATATGAGTCAACAAAGCTGACCTATATTCCTAAGCCACGAACGTACACGCCAGACTTTTATATTCCGGAGACGAACATCTATGTTGAGGCGAAGGGGCACTTAGATAAGGGCGATCGTATCAAGATGTTACTTGTAAAAGAACAGCACCCTGACCTCGACATACGCTTTGTTTTCTTACGAGCAAACAACAAGATTTACAAAGGCTCGAAAACCACCTACGCTGACTGGGCTACCAAGCACAAGTTCGAGTGGGCAGAGGGTTCGATCCCAGAGGAGTGGTGTAAACATGGACGATAGAGACATGGAAGGAATGTTAGAGAAGGCGAGTTTGTTACCTGAAAAATGGTATCTCGTCTTCCGGCAGGGCGATAGCGACGATCATGTAATGATGACGGCGTACGATACCACCACAGATGACGAGGATGATGAGTACATCCCGGCGGGTGCTGTCATCTTATCCGGACTCGTCGAACTGATGGAGTCAGACTTCGAGCGTGTTATGTCCGCAGGTTTAGCGCGGTTAAAGTTTGAGGCTACACAAGAGGCTATGATCGAAGAGACTGACAACGAGCCGAGTGTCAAGCACGATCCGGAAACAAACATCGTCAAGGTTAGTTTCGGGAAGACACAGTAGATGAGACACGAAGAATATATGAAGATGAGAGAAGAGCTAGAGCTTGCTGGAAAAGAAGCGTACGGCAGCTTGGACATGGTGAACTCACCACCACACTACAATCAAGCAGGGGTTGAGTGTATCGATGCCATACGCGCTGCCACAGACGAAGGCTATCAGTATTACCTGCAAGGAAATATTATCAAGTATCTGTGGCGCTATCGTTATAAGAATGGCGTCCAAGACCTAGAAAAGGCACAGTGGTACTTGGAAAAACTTATTGAGGAGATTACAGATGAATAACATGTTGCCTACATCCTATCAGCAGTTCATCCACAAGTCCCGCTACGCACGTTGGCTTGACGATGAACAGCGCCGAGAGAACTGGGACGAAACTGTAGAACGCCT